CCGTTGGACCATGCGCGAGGAAATACTCTTGACCGTGCTAACTCCCCCAAAAAAATCCAGGGCGCATTGGCTGTTGATCTGCGCGGTCGTCTCGCCGGGCGTGCCCTTCCATTGGCTCTGCATGCACTGGTCGAAAGCATCTTGCAGTTTCATCATGCTAATCCTCCTTCAAGTGCTGTGGTTCCCTTTACCCTCTAGGGGTTCGTGCTCTGCCTTGTGCATAACGTCCTCCCTTGTTAGTTCTAGCACCCCAGCAGAGCCCTGTCAAGGTCTAGAATGTTGACAGGACTCCAAGCGATGCTAGAACTCGCTGCTGCCGCTGTCTCCGAGTCCAGGCACTATTTCGATGTACCCCGGCTGTCCTTCTTTCTTGCTCAGATCCACAATGTACGGGACACCAAAGGATGCTTCCCGCGCTTCCACCACGTAGATCGCCGGGCCGTTCTCTATCATCTGAAACGTGCCCTTTGCTACATGAGCAGCATGACGCACGTTTTTTGCTTCCACGTAAACAGTGCCAGTAACTTTATAGACCTGTTTTCCTGCACTCTTTTTCACCATGATGCTCCCCTCCCCTGTTTGGGCGCCCTTGTTAATTCCCAGAGGGTTGGCGTGAGCCCTCTCAGGATAAATACGTGTGCCGAAAATGTCACTGTGGACAAAATCACACGATTGCGTCTTTTTTGTCACATAAGGCGCCTCCAAAAAAGTGAAAAGTTTTTCAGATAATAACGAGGAACCATAATCTAATCTAGCCTATGGTTTCATCTTCTTCCAGTTCAGCTGCCAGTTCCGCCCGGAGCATAGCAGACTCTATTCCCCGCTCTAGGGCATTCAACCGGCATGCTTCGCACTCCCCTACCCCCAACTGACAGTCTATTCCTTGCTCACAGTCCACTTGTAACATAATGCTACTAGCCCCCTATCTGAATTAAATTGTTGAATCGCTGGATCTTGAACGCTAACCCATGTATGGGAATATAAACACTGGCATTCTATAGACCGCGCCATGATACCCCCCTTGGCTAGATGTCCATAAGCTAGCAGAGCCCTTGCCCTGCTAGCCTAGCACGTCTAAACCGTGGCCAGTTCCGCGTATTCGTTGGCCAACTTCCACAGTCCGTTGTTTAGATCCATTGACTTGTCGATGCTTTGCACTTCGCGCGTGGTTTGTGTCCGCGTTCGGTACCCTCTAAAGCTCGGACCAAAGGTTCTGATACGTTGGCCAGTCAATAGATTCTCCTGAACAGTATTGTAGACATTCCACAGGGTAGGCTCTTCGTCTTCAGGACGCCGTGTTATCAACAGCAAGCTCGCTTCGAACGGCGCTTTGTCAGAGTCCCATCGTAGCAAGCTGGCAGCATGCGCAAACGACTGCCGGGCTTGCTCATTCAACAGCTTCGCTTGCATGTTGAGCACGGTATCCCCAAGGCGCGGAAATTCCCCCATCGCAAGCCGGACGTTCTCTAGCACATCCTCAACGGTACTGCCGACATGTCGAACTCGGTAGCGTGATGCCATGCCGTAGGATGTCACTAGCCCGTTCATACAAACCAAGCGAAACAGCCCCAAGTCAATTCGAAAGCTTGAGGCGGTATCATGCGCGTTCGTCAGCACAATTTCTGGGAAGACTTCGCCCGGCATCGCTACGGCATTCTCCGCTCTGAATCTCAGCATGTGCTTTGTGTAGCCGCGTTTCCCGTCAATCCTCGTTTTTGTCGCCTTGGCAAGATAAGGATGGATGCCATTATCCCCCAAGGCGCGGACTACCTCAATGGTTGGGAGAAACTTGTAGGTATGCCCTACCCCTTGCCACGGCTCAGTAGCATACACACTGGCTGGAAGCTGTTCAGCTGTCATAGGTTGCGGCTGCTTCGTTGGATTCATCATGGCTATTCCCCCTCTGTTATAGTTTGAACCAGACCGATTGACACTGCCTCTTTCATACTGGCTGCATATATCAGCTTGCCCTCTTCTGTCTTCTCCCTTTCCGGTAGCATCCTGAAGTGCTCTAACCATGCCGCACTACCGGGATAACAGGCATCATGACGCCATTTTTTAAACCCTAACCTGGCTACTTCCCCCCATGCTACACGTTGGCACACTTCGCAAAGCTCATTCATCTTATACAACCCCCAAAGCCTTGAAGAGAACGAACCAGAGCACGATTGACACAACGAACGAGTAGAACAAAGCCCTTAACCCTTGGATGCTCATGATATCCCCCTTGGTTAGAGTTTGAAACGGCACACTAGACTATACCACACTCTCGCATCTTTGTCGTGAGGATGAAGAGCAGGGTCTTAGCATCGCTTACCGCGTCCACAATGTCCCTCTTGTCAGCCGCCTTGAGTGCATCCTTGAGTGCATAGCTACATCCAGGGCTATTGTAGACCTCTTCCTTCAATTCTTGATAGCTTGGCATTGGCATTGAATCCCCCTTGGTTGGTTGTTTGTGTCGGCCTGTCACGTTTGCGTTCACGCTTAGACCTAATGCAGACCGCGTGCCACGGCATCATGAAAAGATAAACTCAACGATATCAACAGCGGGCTAGGTTGGCATGGTCTAGGCACTGTGTTATAAACAGCACGATTGTGTCGTGCCCTGTGCCGATAAGATCACACTTGCCCCCTTATGCCTCAGTAGTAGCGCGTGCGTCTAATCTAACACAGTGCTCAGAGCGAAAGAAAAAAACAAATACGGGATGTAGCAGAGATACACGCACAACAAACCACGCGGAGAATAGACCACGCAATCCCCGCGCAGAGTGCGGAGAACAGGCAGAATAGATGCCGTATCTTGCACAAACCCAAGCCAGTCTAGGCATTCCACGCACTGAGAACAGTGTAGGCCTGCTCAGACCGGCTCAGACTGTGTAGAGTTCCGACCCACCCCACCGGGGAAGTATGGCCTGGAGCACCCACGTATAGGCTGACAGATTTTTGTGTCAGAATTTTGAGCGCATCCACCAGAGGTACAGCTTTCCGAGACCCCAGCCAGCTCCCCATCCGAGGAGCCAGCCGAGGACAAGTTCAGCGATCGAGACATCGGGCGTCATCGCGGGTGAATGGACTGGACCACGGGATTCGCCGGGGCGCCACTGGTCTGTGTGTTCGGGCCACAGTTGCACGTCATCTGTGCGTGGCCGAGCATGACCATCAGGGTCATCCCCAGAAGCATCAGGGCGATGAACATGAGGCTCGCCTTGATGAACTGGCCGCGCAAGTCGTATCGGTCTCTGGGGGGTCTGGTGAGTCTCATGGTCTCCTCCTGTTATCCGATCCCAGGCACCTTCAGCGGGATTGCCAAAGGGTTGGCGATCTGTTTGGTGGCTTCCTTGGGTGTCAACTTTTGCGGGGCCACCTGTGAACTTCCATGAATTCTCTTTACCACATTGGGTTCATGGTTGTCAAGTGACACCTTGAGGCCGGGGGCACACATCAGACACCCTCCAAGTAAGCGGCGGCGGCTCGAAGCAGCTCCGATCTGTCTCTAAAGTAGCCCACGCCAAGATTACACGTCGCACAGAGGAGCCCCCGTATGCGTCCTGTGGTGTGGTCGTGGTCTACGTGGAGGTACCGTCCCTGCCACTTCTTTAGCACGGGAACGCATCGACAAATCTTACACAAGCCGTTCTGCGTTTCGAGCATCGCCTCGTAGGCGTCTAGGGTTAATCCATAGTTGCGTTTTAGATTGTTGGAACGCACCACTCGCTTTCGGTCTTCGCTCCTGTGATAAGCCCGTTCCTTTTCGGGGTAACGATATTTAGTCGGTTTAGAAGGCACTGGTGTAGGCTCCAGTTTTCTGGTCTTCCCAACAGGGCTCCTTAACCATCTTCTTCTGCTTCTCCGAGAGCACCATGCCTCCATTGGCTCCGTTGGCTCTGATCCCACCGGGGGCTGAGACCACTTGGTAGGCGTGGTCGTCCTGGCAGGCCGGACACTGGGCGGCTGTGCCGCAGGCCGACACTGACCTGATACGCTCGAACTTCTTTGAACAGTTCAGACACCGATACTCGTATATAGGCACTGGTATTTCCTCCTAGTTTATTTCCAAACGCACAGGCACACCCAGCCTGGTCCTGGTTCCTGTCCGGGAGCACTGACCAGGGAGACAGATAGGAGAGCCCCATTGGGTCGGCGGGTGATCTCCGCAGCGATCTGTGCCTTCACCTGTTCGAGGGTTCCAGTGTAGCTTGCAAGAGACTGGGCCATCTCTTCCCCCTGGTCTCCTCTGGTCTCCTCTCCTCTCAGAGGAGAAGAGATCAGCGGGTACCCACGCGCACGCGCGAAGATTAAGATATTATATATCTATTATCTCTCTCAAATCTATCTGTTATCTGTCTGGTGTACTTTAGAGACGATACCAATACTCAAACAAAGAGACATCTCTCTAAGAAAGAACCTGAGTCACTTTCTCACAGAGTAACTGTATATCAGTTCCAGAAGGCACTGTCGGAGGCCAAGAGGACGCGACCCCCCGAACAGAGACGACACAACTCTTCAGATTCGGAAAGATGTTGAGGAGGATCTTCCCGTTCACGACCCCTTCAAGAACAAGATAGAGATTATACATACTACCTCATGGTGTTAGTCCAGAGCTTCTCTGTAGGCTCTGTCTTGTTGAAGATGTTGTCTGTGAACTTCTCTAACTCTTTGTCGAGAAGATCAGCTCTATGAACAAGCTGTTCTTCATCTGCATCAGCAGCCATCTGTTCTACCCAGTAGGCTACAGCAATAGCCAGAGCGTCTATTCTGTCGTCATGAACAAGAGCCCCCTTCTCTCTCGTCAGTCTGGTCAGTTGATGAATCAGAGAGTAAGAGAGTCTGGTGTCCTGGGGATAGAGGTCGATAGACTTTACGTCTTGGTCGAGAATACCGATGTCGAAGATCAGACGATGCCCTTGGATCACGGGCTCCAGGGTATCGCAGAGTCTCTTCTCTTTCTGAATACTGTGCTTGACTTCTTCACAGGTCACAGCCCACTGCTTGGCCAAGACCGGCATGAAGAGCTTGGTGTACATGCCGTCACCGAAGTTGGCTTCGATGATGACGTGGTTCACTTTGAACTTGGCAGCGATGGTCGCAAGGGACCGGAGCACGTGTTCGTCGTAGCCGCCTTGGATGCCCCCGCAGGCGAGGACGTAGAGGAAGCCGTTGAGCATGGCCACGACTGCGTAGCCGGTCTCGTCCTTGCCTCGTCCGCTGGGGTCGATGCTCATGACGATCCCGCTGTAGGGAATCCATGTGCCCACGAGGGCCATCGGCCGGTAGTAGCGATCGCCTTCCATCGCCAGGTTCATCGGGATGGGCAAGAGGAAGTTCGGGTCGTTGGACCAGATAGGCTTCTCAGGGGCGTTTCCCTTGTCGAGGTCCATCATGATCAGGTCGTGGATCTTGAGCGGGTAGCGTTCGGCGTCAGACAGGCGTGTTCTCAGTTGGAACTGACGAGCGTACCCGGCGACCCCGTAGCTAAGTGCCCGCTCTCTAAGATCCAGGTCGGTGAATCGTTTTGGATCAGTAGGATCTCCAGCATAACAACCTGGGCCGGTCCCCAGTTTTCGCAGAATCGTATCGGCCAGTCGTGGACCATACTCCTCAAGCTCCTCTTCGGTTGGGAAGCGTGCAGGCCAGATGCGGCAGATGTATCCACGCTGTTGCAGTTTGTTGTACACAGAGTCTTCCGTTTGCGGGGTACCGAGGAAGACGATGCGGCAATGGGACTCAGGCTTGATGATCGCGTCGAACTCCTTGACTTGCTCGCTGAGCTTCTCGCGCATACCGGGCGTCATGGAGTTGGCTGGAACTTCGATGTCGTCTGCGATGATGATGTCCGCGCGAGACCCCGCCAGTTGAGACGTGATGCCGAGGGACTTCATTGATGGCGCCTTGGCCGCTTTCGCGGGGCGCACGTCGAAGGAGAGCTTGGAGTCACGTCCGTCGTCGTTCGGGATCAGCCATTCCATGTCTGGCATTTCACGGATCAGCCGCAGGGCAAAGGTGCTGAATTCATCAGCCGCTTGCTTCGAGGCGGAGACCACGAGCACTTTCCAGTCTGGCTCCATGCCGAGGGTCCAGTCTGCGAAGGCGACTGTCACCCATGACTTGCCGATACCACGGAAGGCTTCGAGGAGGAATCGCTTTGGTCCCTTGGCTAGGACGTTGGCCATGTCGAGTTGGACCCAGGACGGCTCAGGGAGATTTAGGTGCAGCCAGACGGCCTTGAGGAAGTCGCGGAAATCGGGATACTTGGCTCTGAACTCTGTCACGTTGCGAACCGCAGGCTGTTTTGGCACGTCTGGTTCCCCTCACGAAGCTATGTAGACCCCCCCTACTTACCGGGGTAGGTTCAATTATTTTGGCTCACGGCTACCCTCGGATGGGTGCCAACGGGATTTCAACGAGTTACGTGTGCCTCGCCCCCAGGAGAGGCCCTAGAATGCCCCAGGTTAAGTTGTTACCTTTTGGTAACATAAGTACGGCCGTAACTAAGCCGTTGAATTCGTTATGTATTATACTCTGGAACCGTCAGCCCGTTGTACCCGCTGTAGTCGGCTTGGAAAACCTTGCCGGATTTGCCGAACCAGTTGCCACCGGTTGAGGCCTTCGAACCCTTGTTGGCCTCGGACAGTCTGGCCGCGTCGGCGTCTCTTCCGGCCATAAAGGTTCTCGCGCTATTCAACGCCTCTTCACCTTTGGCTCCCGCAAGATGGTAGTCGGATCGGTCGATGCGATCTTGCGCAACCTGTAGGGGATTCATCGCCGGTTGATTTGGGGCGGCAATCTGCTGCTGACCCCCGCCCATTGGCATACACATACTACGTACCTTTCTGTTCTTGGATCTGAAGGGCCGTCGCGTTGAGCAGGGCGTCTTGGTCCTGCTCGTAGGCGTGGACACGTCCAGCAATCTCGTGAATGACGCGGCCTTCAGCCTCTTCAGGCTCTTCGGTGATGCCCATGTCCTTGAGGTACTCGCGGGCTTCTTTGAGGATCGCAGCCTTGGGTGGAGCGAGTAGGGGTTTGTCCCCAAGTAGAACTGGGTTGCCCTCTGCATTGTAGATGGGCTCACCCTTCAGTGCTTCAATAAGACCCTCGCTCAGGGCGATTTGAATGCGCCCCAAGCGAGTGGTGTTGGTGGTTTTAGCCATCCTTCTTCACCTTCGTATTACGCCACGGGAACCGCACTGCGAGCCAAATCATCAGCGCCTCGAAAGACTCGAAGACGTGGACATCTCGCTGGAAGTACGGAGAGGTACCCATGCGGAAATCCTGCGGGCTCATGACCAAAAAGCCATTCACGCACGGAATAATTTCGCACGGAGCGTTCTGAAGCGGGGGTTTTCGTGACTCTTCCATGTTCCCTCCGATATGGTTAGAATTTTGGCCAACCGAATTTGTGACCCACATACGCGAGGAGGGGAGCTGACCCCAACGACATAATCGCAAAGTACGTCGAGTGACGATCCACGATGGTCTTGGTGTCAGCGTCATCCTTCAGGTGTGTGTGGATCAGCTTAAGTTGCTCTTCGTTCTGCTTCTCGATGGTGTCGAACCGAGCCATCAGAAGTTCAAATGCTTGTGGCTCCATGATTAGTTCTTCCTGTCCCAGATGAACCCATCGGTCTGTACGCGATAGTTGTCCATCGTGGCAATGGTGCTTCGAGCAGCAATCTGCCCGGTCGCACTGGTTCGCACTTCCATACGCTCCACTACCGGGACGGCAGCGACAGCCGTAGAGATGTTGCAGAGTGGCGCAGCCGTCAGGGACGGAGCTGCGTCCGTTTCGTCAGGGCACGTGACCCTCGCGCCAGACGAGGCCGCTGCATCAGTGATGCTCACGGTGATCTTGGCGATAGTAGAGAATGCCGTAGGAACTTTCAAGGTGCGGAGGTCGCGGGAAGTCGTCAGAGTGGCCGCGACATCCACTTGGAGGGCTGGGACAGACCACGCTTGCTCGATACCGCCGCCCGCCTTCTCATACGTGACGAAGGCACTGTTGGCTCCGGCCAGTCGGTCGAGGAATCCAATCAGGCGCTTCTTCGTGTAGTTGGCTGGCAGGGTTGGAGATGTGGCCGATACGTCTCCGATGTAGTCGGTGACGCCTGTGTCCGGTCGCATGACTGCCCACAGGTAGTACGGGACGTTGGCGACAGTGCCGGTTGAAAGCATGCCTTGAGCACTGCCCACCACCCAGGAGGTCGCAATCGACTTCGTGAGCGCGGCCATCTGCATCCAGGTCGTCCCTGCATCATCCATACATCCACCGGCTGTGAAGACGATGTTGTCGGCTCCGCTGGTGCTGTAGGTGATGCCGGTCGTGTTCTTGACGGTCTGTCGGTCTACTTCACCTTTGGTTGCCAGGCCGAGCGTAACAGTAGGATCGGCTACTGCCACGCCGCCTGAAATGGCCGGTGCCGTGATCGACAGCGTACCGGCCAACGTGTAGGTGCCTGTGACGGACCCATCGAGCACGGTGCCCGTTGAGGCCAGCGCACCCAGAAGTCCCCGCGCTTCCGCTGCATCGTTTGCAGGGAGCACAGTCTGCATGAAGACCGATACATCAATAACGGGCAAAGCCAGAATAGCGGCCAGGGCAGCTTGAGCTTCAATAGCCGCTGCTTGCCCGGTCACGCCATCCCAATAACCTTTATTCACGGCGTCATCGTTGTCGATCGGTGTGGCCAGGTTCACACCGCGCTTGCCAAGGAAGTCAAAGTTCCCTGCCGAGTCGGTGTGAATACTGTTGACCTGATCGTCGATGGACTCTTGAACCGCGAAGAGCAGTTGAAGAACCGCAGCGTCGAGATCGCTCTCGCCAAGGACGGAGCCGTTGGAAAAATCGACCAGAGCTTCGGTAACGGGGGTAAGACGCTGGATACGCACAGTCGCCGCGCCAGCCAACGGTGTCGTCAAGTGGATGACGAAGGCGCTGTTGAAGCTGAATGCGAAGGTCTCCACTCCGTCAATGTAGACGTGGATGTGAGACGTACTGAGGTAGGGAAACGAGAACGTGAAGTTTGATTGGCCCCCTGATCCGGCCAGGTCTGTGATGCTAAACGCCATGTTATTTTCCCATCTCAATCAGTTTGTCGTAGAGGCCAGCGGCAATCTTCTTTTTGCCGACTTGCGTGTTCACTTTGTCCATGAGAGCTGACTTGATACCGAGTGGCCCCGCGAACTCATTCTTCACTTGGTCGAGGGCAGCTTGGCGGTACCGAGCTTCTTCTACCTTGATGAGGTTGAGTCGGAGTCCCGGCATGTTTGGAGCGCCGTCGAGTATGTCCGATTCGTGGCCGAGCTGGTAACGAGAACCCTTCATGATACTGAGGAGACGATCATGAAAGTTTTCGTTCGACCCTGGCGCTTTGACAGTCTGGAGCAGTTCGACCATTCGGTCGTAGGCGGTTACTCCATCTTCATTGCGAACCGTTTTCAGGTCTTGCATCTTGCCCCCAATCGAGAACGCGTGATCCGGCTCATTGAACTTCGCCTGCACGCGCGAGGCGCTCAGACGTTGAAGCTCGTTGAACACAGGGTCCGGCTTGGTCTCGCTCATGGCAAGGGGCTGGATGATTGAATACGGGTATCCTACTTTGGTGTCGTTGATGTGTCCAAAGTAATCTCGGTTGGCAGGGAGGTCTTGGGAGAGTCCAGGAATGCGAGCCATAATAGCGTCCAGAGTAGATCGCACTTCTCGCACCGTGTCATCAGAGTTAAGCTGTGAGAGCACGCCAGGCACATGGGAGGCAGCGTAGTTTTGGAACCATCGGAGAACAGCATTTTCATTGTTGTACCCGCTGAACGTGGAGAAGAACTCAGTCATATTTCTGAAGTAGGACTTCGAGATCAGTGACTTTCCAAACGAGGCTGCGGCGGAGTTGGCTCCGTTCGCTAGCATGTTATACTTCTCTCCCGCGCTGGCATCCAAGAACTTGGCTGAGGCTAGACTCATCGAGTGGGCCAAGCCATCTCGTGTGTCGGCATCGAGCATTCCACTGGACTTGGCGAAGTCCGCCGTGAATCCGAGAATGTCACCGAACGGCTGAAGGCGCTGGTACGAGAGATAGAGGTCTCCCCCGTTCTCACCCATGCCGGCGAACTTGATCGAGTATGGTTTCCATCCCGGAGGGACAGCC